ACAGCCTCAACTGTATTCGATTCTGCATAATAGAAATATACACGAGGTTTGTGAATGTCCTGGTCAGCATTTACGCGGAAAATACTCCCAGGATTCACCAAAACACGTTCCTTGTATGTTTCTGTGAACGGTAAATGATTGTGTCCTGTTAGGACAAGGTCGTATTCCAAGCCTCTTAAAAGGCGTTTGGAATTTGGGTCAATACAATCGGGCCACGGCTTATTTCCTTGCCAAACCATCGTGTGCCAAATTAGTATCTGCCTTCCTTTAATTACAAGTGTTGCAGTTGTAGGAGTTTGGTTCCAATGCGTGCCTGATAATACATTACAGACATTGGCCGACTGTAACACATTTATCCCACATTTATACGCCAATTCCAAATTGTGCTGTGGCAAATCATGGTTTCCATATATTGTATGAAAATTGTTAGGCATTTCTGAAATTGTCTTTGCCAGCAACATTGGAGACGGCCTCCAATTGTCAAATAAGTCTCCTGAGTGGAGAATTGGAATATCATATTTCCTTTGCAGTTCAGAAATATATCGAATTTTCTCCCATTGCGCCTCATAGAAATTATCTATTCTGGCAACGGGTTGTGTATCNCGTAAATGCCAATCGCCGGTTAAGATTGCATCTGGTTTATTCATGGCTGTGGATTATTTTTTGGTTACAAAAAGGACAAACGTTTGGCATACTTTCAGCGTATTCGATTTCTATTGTATTTAGCATGGAAACCGTGTTTCCTGCCCTTATAATTACATCACCTATCTGTTTATATGTATCGCCTAATTTCGAGACGTAGGAACGCTTATTTTTCAAATTCGTAATTTTCAAAAGTAATGAATCAATACTTTCCAAAATTATCGGAGAATATGCGGATATTTTTTCCTCTGTTCGTAATAATTGAAAAATGATAGTATTCAATTTGGATTGGTTATTTTTCAATTCCGATTTTTTCGCATGTTTACCCAAAAGTGTTTCGATTTGTGTGGAAAAAGAAACGAATCCTTCCAATTTTGAAATTTTTTGACGTAATCGAAATAAGGCAATGGCATCGGATTTTATTTTATTTTTTTCAATTCCAATTTTTTCAATTTTGGCATACTTTCCCAGAATTGAATTGACTGCAACCTCCCCTCGAATCCTATGCAGTGCCTTTTCAATTTCAATTCTTTTTTTCAGTAAGGAATTTACTTGATTTTCCAATTTGCTTTTTTTGGAGGATTGTGTTCCTACGATTACATCCTTTTCCTCTAAAATATTGTATAGTACATCCGCTTTTTCCAAAAAATCTAAGGACTGTAATTTTTCCCGTGCTTTTTTCAGATTTTCAGTTTGATTTTCAATTTTTTTGGTTAGACTTCTGATTTCAGATTGTATGTTGCCCATGGTGAGGTCAATCTTATCCAAATGTGCCACTTTGTTGAAAAAAGCCGCTACATTTCCCGGAGTTTCTGCCAAAAGAAACGGAACGTCCATTTGTTGTTGCATGTTCGTTTCGTCCATGTTCACAATCGCCAAAATCTCCTCAGGTATATCATTGCCAAACGCTCGAAATTCGAGGTCATTTGCACAATACATATTTTCCCGTCCCTTTTTTCGTGTAATACTGTTTTCACCAATTTGGAGCATTACAGACGTTTCACCTCCCCAATGCGACCGCATCCCATCTCCGCTGGGTTTCCCGAAACAAACCCAGCGCAAGGCGCGGAGAATAGCAGTTTTCCCACTATCAGATGCACCAATTATTACGTTCACTCCTTTCTGTAAGGTCAGTTCGGTTTTCCTATGACTTTGGAAATTTTCTATTATTATACCTTGTATCATTATTTCAAATATTTTAAAATTGGGGAGTATTTTTCCGCATGAAAATAAATGGAAATTGCATCCGCCACAGCCTCATCCTTATACTTTACACCCGTCCATTTTACGTCAAAATGTGCATTTACTTTTGTAATCGTTTCCTCTTTTGTTGCAGAACGTTTGCCTAACAATGATAGTTTACTATCCGCCTCTGAAAACCATTCCAGAGGGATTTCTTTTACGTCTGCAAATGTCTGCACCATTCCTGATACTAAGCCCAACGCTGTGGCAGCCACAGCACTTTGACTCCCGTGTGGTAGTTCGGACACTATTAAGGCAATTTCGTAACGATTGCAAATATCAATTAAGGCAGATACTAATTTGGCAATACGTTGCATCCTGTCATCTCCTTTTCTTATTCGGGTTTTCTGTTTCGCAGGTTCAGTTTTCTCACAACCAAAGGTAATGATTTTCCTGCCTGAAATTACTGCCCATCCAAACGCTGTTAGGCTTGGGTCGAGGGCTAATACGTTGTATTTACCTTCTTTTTTTTCCGCATTGCGTTTCATTTTATTCATTTTTTTTAAGATATTTTTCCCAAATCACATCTGCTATTTGTGCAACTGCTATTGGGGGGAACGGACATTCCCACTACATAACGTACATTGGATACCGAATTATTAATACAATCAAAATCTTGCGGAAATGTAGAGGCAGTTATCATATCTTGGACAGATAATAATTTCCCGTCAAACATTCTCCACATTGGACTTGTTGCTGTTATTGCATAGGAAACCTGATTATCAGATACAATCCCCTCCGTGTATCTATCTCGAATTCCTGTAACACGCTTTATAATATCAGAAACCCATTTATCAGTTTTTTTTCTGTATTTCAGTATTTGCCCAGCCCTTTCCGTAGAATCCGCACCGTGCAAACTCCTAAAACATCCAAATACAATTGGATTCTCGTTAAATTGCAATCGTAAATTTAGATTGCAATATTTTTTTTCCTTAAAAAAAATTGTATTTTCGTTCGGGATTATATCATTCCTAACTGCTATAATGAATAGGCGTTTTCTAATTTGAGGAACACCCATTTTTTCCATTGGCAAAACATAATGCCCAACGGTGTAACCATACTCCTGCATGATTTCATATACTTTTGTAACATAATGAATTGATTGCCTTGTAAGCATTGCAGGCACATTTTCAGAAATAAGTATTTTTGGACGAAGGCGCCCCGCCAAATGTGCAAAATCGAAATATAATGTATCCAATATTTGTAATTCCTGTCCTTCCCGAAACTTTTTTTCCTTTCCCCAAACTTTGTCTCTTAGTCCTACTAAGGAAAAAGTGGAGCAGGGAGGAGAACCGTCCAAAATGTCCAAATTATACAATTCCTTTGGCAATTCTGCGGTTAGCAATTCTCGCATGTTTCCAACAAATGGAAATTTCACTTTCATATTTTTTTGGTATATTTCTGCCTGTTTTTTGTCAATTTCTGAAAATCCAACAACATCAAATCCTGCGATTTTATACCCGATACTACTCCCACCTCCCCCACTGAAACAGGAAAATACTTTGCCACGTGTTGCGATTGGTAAATCTGTTAGGTTATACAGATAAGGAAATTTATGTTCACCTTCTTTTTTTGGTTCTTTCCTGATTAAATCCATTTTCAATTTCCTCCCATAGTTCAATTACCTCATTTTCCAATTCACCTTCTAATTTTTCACTTTCCACAATTTCGATACTATCCTCTAATGATTTGGATAGCGGCTTTCCATTTACAGTGTAAACAGAGGTTTTCTTAAACTCCTTGATATACTGTAAATTGGCTCGAATGTCATCAACCCCGTAATCAAAAATAATATACAATTCTGCCGTTCTATAAGGTTCATCCACGCTATTTTTATAAACCTCCACAACCACTTTTGTTCCAATCACTTTCGTAACTTCCTTCCCTTTTACGATGCGTTTTTTCTTTACTTTTTCAGGTTTCATAAATCGTAGGCGTATGCTGGCATAGAAGGCAATTGCCTTACCGCCCGGAACGGTAAATTTTTCACCATATCCTACAACGTCCGCCTTTTCCCGAATCTGATTTGAACATGCCATAATGTAGTTATTTTGTTTCAAAATTCGAGTAACCCGCCTAAATCCTTCAGAAAATTCCTTCGCCCGCCGCATTCCCATTTTATCACCTTCCTCACTTTCCATTTCCATATTTGTGGAGAGTGCGGCAAGTGAATCCGTCATAATTCCATGCACTTTTGCAGATGTTTTTGGCTCCCAATTCCTGATACCTGCAAACACCTCCGTAACTGTATCTGGTTCGTTTACAGTCAGTTTTGCAGTGTCGAGGTCAAATAATTGGGCGAATTTTTTGTTAAGGCGGGCCTCAGGGTCATTGAATAGAATATCCCCTCCTTGCCTTTGTATAGCGCCTCCAATTTCGCAAAGCAAAACAGTTTTTCCGCTACCCTCAGGCCCGAACGCTTCCAAAAGTATCCCACCGGGTATTCCTCCACCTCGTTTACGTTTTCCTGAAATTGCCAAATCCAACAAAAGAGAACCCGTGGAAACCATTATTTCCGTGTTTCCTGCTTTGTCAGATTTGGAGGGCTTTGCAATTTCGTTGGCGTGCTGTTTCAGTTGCGCTGCCAACGGTTTTTTTCCGCGTTGCATAGTTAATATATTTTGGATAATATCGCCTTAATAAACTCTTTTGGCAGTCCTTTTTTCAATAGTTCGGTTTCGGCACGTGCCTTAAAGTCATGTAATCGTATTTTTCCCTTTTTTGCATCCTCCCACTCCGTCTCCAAATTATTTTTCAATTTGAGGACAAGTTGTTCCATCGGATTTTTCACCTCCGTATCAGTAATCCATTTAGTAATTACATCCGCCAGCACAGCGGTTTTGGTTGTATTGTTCGCCATTACAAACATCGTAATATACAACGCAGAATTAGGTGGAAGTAGAACCCCCACCATTTTATTCCCAACCTCCTTTGTTTTGGCATGTTTTTTACCGAAAATCGGTTTTGTTTTCATTTATTTTTCCTCCTTTTTGTCAATACACCCATCCCACAATTTGCAGTCTTCGCATTCCTCATAATCGTCCGTGTCCTTACCAAAACCGTACCCGAAAGGACATTTATTTTTATTCGTAGGTTTTGCGGCGTTTTCTTTTTTCATTTCTTTTACAGGAGGTGTTGTCGGTTTTTTCGGAGATTTTTTTGTAATTTCCACGCCAATTTCCTCTGCCAATGCCTTACGAAAATCGTCCTCATCGTTATAATCGTCTATGTCCATTTCAGTATCATAGGCCTCTGCAACTTCCGCAAGTTCCGACATTTCCATACTCGTTAAGTCCTCCCATGTGATTTGTTTTTTGGATTCGTTTTCCACATCCTCATCGTCCACATCGTCCTGCACAACTGATTTTTTGGTTTGTTGATGCGAATTTTTCCCCTCCTGTTTTTCAGATGTTACAGATTTTTTAGGACGTTTTGTTGTTTCCACATCGTATTCATCCTCTCCGTCTGTTTCCATTTCAAAAAATTTGGTAGATAAATCCTTGTATGATAATTTTTTGAGAAAATCATCCAAACTTGGAACATCCTCCAAATCTATGCCCAACTCCTCTTTGCGTTCCAAAAAGTCAATTCGGGCGGCTTCGGCATACGTATTGCCAGCGAACGTTTCCTTGCTCCAACGAATGTGTAAAGTCAGCCCTTCTTCCATGTCAGGAAAGACCTCAAAGTCTTCATTTTCAGATAATTCCTCATTTAATAGGTTTTGAAAAAGGAATTGTGAAATATCCATGACGTGGAGTTCTTCCTCTCGTTTCTTTACGTCTCGAGGGATAACGAAATACAAGTTTCGCTGGCTGGGATTGTATGCCTTCAGTTCATCCTTGTCTGCTCCTTCTTTTGCCCGTTTTTTTCGATATTCACATATTGGGCATTTTTCTCCAAATGTTTGCAGACAAATTACAGTATCGTTTTCTGCGCCTACACCTCGGTGTGTTTTGAAAGGTCTTTTATACCACAACCCGCCCTTAACGGCGATTTCCAATTCCTCATTTTTGTCGAGGTGATTTTCAGATGTTATGATATACGGGATTATATCAATTTTCTCCCGTCCGCCCGGTGTCGGTGCATAAACCTGCACTCCTTTTGGGAGTTTCAGATACCCAAAATTGTTCCCTTCGCTTTGTTGGCGTTTGGAATCATTGTTCACCTTGCCTCGAAATGAGGACATTTTTTGCTTTTTTGCCATGTTAAAAAAAATTAAAAATATTAAACTTTTTTTCTTTGTAATTTGGATGCTACGCTGGCATCCGTTCTTTTCTGTAGTTCAAAACCCGCCACCTCATTGCTTAGGTTTCGCGGAACGCTCGGCCCTGCAAAGTAAGAGGCATTATGTAATTCGATTAAGGCCTGCAAGGCGGCTTTACGAGATAACCCAATTTCCTTGCGGGCAATATCCGCTACATTCGCCTCGTACTGTGCTGTAATCCAGCGTTCCTTTGCGGCAATATGGTCTGGGTGCGTTCTATAATACGCCTCTACATTTGCAATTGTGGCTTTACTCCCTCCTAAAACTTCGGGATTTTCATTCGCCTCTCGCACAAGTTCAGCAGTGGTTATTTTTACGTGTTCCTCCGCCTTTGTCAGTTCTTTCTGTTTCTCCGCCCAATGTATGCCATATTGCAATGCAAGTTCAGGCTGGCGGAGGAACTCCACGTCCAATGCGTTTTCGTTAATACGAATGTCATTTTGATAATCCATAAAAAAATATTAAAAATGTTGATACTAATTTTCTAATTTTGGATAAAGGTTACATAAGATTTTCGTTTTCCCTCACATCTTTGACGGCGTTTCTGCGGTGTTTAATTGCACTTCCCGTTACGAAATAATCGGGATTTGCGCCGCAACATTTTTTGGCTTTTTTACCACTTCCACAGTGGCAAAGTTCGTTTCTTTTTTGCCGCATAACTTTTAGCGGACTGCCCTCGTTCGGAATGAATGTTACCTTTCTTTTTTCTTTTTTCATGTTTCTATTATTATAATATGCAATATTACAGACTATTTTTTACAATACGAAATATTTTTAAAACTTTTTTTAAAATATATTTAAAAAATCACAACCTACTGAAAATCATTTATTTGTCGCCACAGTATAAGCGGCGAAAACAAGTTGCGCAAAGCCCGAATTATATGTAGGTTCCAAAAACATCTCCAAAACTAATGCCGCTTTGTCATTGTTTCCTTTCAGTAAAACTGCCGTAGCGTATCCTAAAACCTGCCTACGAATGCCCTCGGCATCCTGCGTTTTCAGCCCTTCCAAAATAGTGCGTATTTTCGCCCATCCAACATTCCCAATTAAAGCACGGCATAATTCAATACTTTGTACGATTTCCTCCTCTGTTTTTTGAGCGGTTTCGAGACGCTCCTCATTTGGGACGGATAGGACTTGCTCCAAAATCTGTAAGGCGTTTCGAGGCTGTCCTCCCGCTACTTTTATAATCGTTTCGATTATCTCCATTTCCAAAGTCTCCTTTTCTTTTTTCACAACGTATCTTAGCAAACCTTTCATTTCTGAATCTGATAACAGATTGACCTGAAAAGTTTGACAACGTCCTTTGATTGCCTTGATTAATTTCTGTGGGTCAGTTGTGGCGAGGATAAAAATAATATGTTTAGGAGTATCTTCCAAAATCTTTAAAAATGCGTTCTGTGCATCGTTGGTCATTTTGTGGACTTCGTCCACCAGATATATGGAGAACGTGCTTTTAAGCGGCTTAAATTGGGCATTACGGATAAGTTCCCGTATGGTATCAATGCCTCGCATCTCGGATGAATTAATTTCCCGATAATCTGCATCTGCTATATTTAATGTATTTTTTATAATGCGGGCGAAGGTTGTTTTCCCGCATCCACTTTCACCGTGAAATAGAAACACTTGTGGCATCTTTGCAGGACTACCTAACATTTTTTCCAATGCCGATACAATTTGTGTATTCCCTTTTATTTCCGCCAACGTATTCGGGCGGTATGTATGATATAATGACATAATTTATAGATATTTATTTGATTTTTTTATATTTTTTCTTCGTTGCCCAACTTCCGTCAATTTCGCAAAGTTCGGCCTCCAATTCCAAAGGCACTAAAATCCACGGGAATACTTCCCGAATTACAATCGTGCCCAAATGTATTATAATGTCGTATATTTCATCCAATTCAGGAGGATATACGTCCAACACCAAGGCATCGTGAATCTGCCCTACAAGGCGTGTTTGTAATCCTCTTTTTTGGATTTCCGAATCAACTTGAATGAATAGCCACAGCAACAAGTGGAATGCCGTGCCTTGCACGGGATAATTGATAACATCGTTACGGGACATTACTCCTTGTGCAGAAAATCCCGTGTAAAATGTTGCATACCCATTTTTTTGGTATGCCTCAACATGTCTATCCTTCCATTTTGCATAATCAGGAAACCTTTTCGTCCAAAAATGTTTTTCGATTTCTTGAATATAATTCGTAAAGTCCTCCATTGATTTTATCCCATTTTTGCGAAAATGCTCTGAAATGTATGTTCCGTCGGAAAACTGAAAACCAATCCCGTCCTTCCACTTTCCTGTCGGCAGATTCACCCAATTTCCACAAATATTTTCCGCATTATTTTTGTAATAATCTCCGTAAAATTGAGGAAATACAAATCCATTTTTTGCCGCGGAACGTAACGTACTGTGGTCTTCCCGTCCTCTGTTAAAATCAGTTATTTTAAAAATCTGGGCTGCCATATCTCCGTGCATATCCGAATGTGGGTCAGTAATATACTTAATCATATTTGGGTCTTTGTGGTAACAGGCTGCCACAGCAACTTCGATACCTCCAAAGTCAAATTCCAATAACTGATTTCCTTTTCTCGGATATATGGCGTCCCGCACTAATTTCATTACTGCCTTGTCTCGTTTTGGGATGTTTTGAAAGTTCGGATTTGAGGAGGATGACCGATACGTTACAACTTGATGTAGGTTGAAAAAAGGATGTAATATTCCGTCTGTTTGTTCCCGCAAAAAGCCCTCCAAATACGTATCCCGATTTTTCATAAGTTTGGAACGTTGTATTAGTATTTCCAATTCAGGAATACCTAATGACATTAACGCCTCCTCGTCTGTACTTCCTTTTCCAGATTCAGTCAATTTTTTTGGCATTATTTTTCTGATTGCATACAGATAATCTCCCAATTCCTTATCCGAATTGATGTTTACTGACTTTTTGGAATTTTTCTGCCAATCCTTGAAAAAAGCGGTATCCATGAATTTTTTTTCCAACCTTTCTATTTGTCTGGATACTGCGTTCTTTTTTCTATTCGTATATTCCAAATCAATTCGTATTCCTTGACGTTCTGCCCTTCCTAATGCCAAAATTCCGTCGTGAAATAACTTGTAGGCGTCCCGCACTTTTATAGAAAAAGGACTGCCTTTCATATTCCCATTTATGATTTCCTGTTGTTTTTTCGCCAATCTAAATTCATGTAAGGCGTCCAATGCACAATATTTCAGAACCTCGTATTTTCCCGCATCCGTAGAAAAATATTCCTCTAATTTGTTTTTGGAATTACTATCAGTTGCTTTCAGGTAAGGTTCCACTGTTATACTGTAATCTGTTATCCCAAAGTTTAGATATGTTTGCAATTTCAATCCCGTAATCCCAGGGCGGTTGTCTAAAATATGTGCCGCCTGCATCGTATCCCACTCCCAATTGGAAATTGGCGTTCTAAGACGTACATTCGTCCATGTATCCTCGAATTTCATATTAGCCGCAATTTTGCCTACATTAGGATTTTGGAGCAATTCGACAAAAGGCGCACGCTCCTTTTTCGTTTCGGGCATTGGAAAAACATATACCTCTGATTCTGAAATAGCAACGGAGACACACACAATTTTATGACCGGCGGCATACGGTTTCAGTCCTGTGGTTTCGTAATCAACTGCCACGCTTCCCGATTGAATTTCCCGCAAAACGGAAAGGTCAGTAATACTATGAATTTTTGGAGGAATGTTTGTCGGAAATTCCTTCGTGAGGCACGACAACGCCGCAATTAAATCCCGTTCGGCAACTGTTTGCACTGCCTTATTTTTTGCGGTCGCAATATAATTAAGGTCAAAAATAGGGCAGACGTAGGCTCCAAGTGTTTGGTCAGGAATTTGAAAACCTCGAAATTTTTTTATACTCAAATCCTTTTTCCAAAAATTTCCGATTACAGATTGTAACGGAATTTCCCCCCACAAAATTACAATGTGTGGACTTTTTTCCTTTATCGTTTGTAGTACGAATTTTTGACAACATTCTACCTGATACTCTGATGGTTCTTTTGGTGAGGCACATAAAACAGCATACGTATTCCAACAATCAGTATCCAAATTGATTTCTTGTTTTTTCAACATTCTGCGGGCAATTAGTATGTCCGCAGATGTGTAAGGATTTCCACTCCTATCCTCAGATGTTGATGGCGTTGGAAATACGTTTAGGATTCGTTTTCGTCCCTCTCCCATTGTTTGCGTTTTCGGATTTTTACAATTCACTCCACGACCGCAGGAAACACAGGAAACCAAACGCCCATTTGGACGAGTAGTGCTTTGTGTTTCTATATCGGAAAAAAATCCTTTCGTTGGCATAAACCTATCCTTTTAGCATAGTTAAATACTCCCAGCCTGCTCCCGTGAAATACAACATATTTTCATTGATTATGACTGTATTTTCATTTTCGAGGATGTGTAAAAAGGAAGAGGCAATTATGTCCAATTTTTTTTCTGCTCCTTTATAGTTAAATCGTATTTTCTCCGAAAACCATCCCACATTGGATTTACTCGAAACTGCCAATTTCCCTTCTGAAATTTCAAAAGTAATCAATTCGTCCAACCAATTGTCCTGCTTTGCGAAAATTGCCGCTCGTTCCAAAACTTCCTTCAATTCATTCGGAAACCGACTTTCCATACCCTTTCGATTTTCCTTTAAAACGGATTCAGTATCAGGAAATTTATCCGAGAAAATGCGGCACGAAATTATTGCCTCGTCCTCTGTTTTGAAGTGCGCCCACCCGTCTCCTGCGGATATTCGATTGGGGGCATATTTTATAATCGTGGTGAAGGATGTTGCGGGTATTAATAAGTCGGGTAATTTCGCATCTGCCAATGTATATTTGGCAATACGGAATCCATCGGATGCCTCGATTGTTTCTCCAAAAATATGTATGCAAGTTAATGTTGGTTTTAGCATATTTTTGGAGACAACGGTGGCACAAAAATCCACAGCCGATAACATTTCGGGAGAAATTGCAACCCACTTTGTCGCCTTTGGAACCTCATCAAAAGGCAATTTTATTTCGGATTTCAAGGTAAGTCCTGCCTTACTTTTGCCCGCCTTTAGGACGATTTCTCCTGAAATTGTCTGTATTTCAATTTCGTCCCCGGGAGCTTTTTTGAAAAATGCAGTAAATTCCTCTGCATTTACCGACCCCGAAAAATCTGTTTTGAACGGGATTTTTACGGAAACCTCATCGTTATACGTAATCATGTGTTCTCCCGTAAATACGTAGGAGGCAGATTGTTCGACAAGTTCCTTTGATGCTGTTCCTATTTTTGCCAAATCCATGAATTTGAGCATTGTTTTTTTATCTGTTTTCATACTGAAAAAAATTGGTATTTGAATTAAATGATATATCGAATTTTTTATAATTGAGCCATTTTTCATAAATAAGCAATGATTTGACGTTGTAAGCCGCCCGTGTTACATATTTTTGGAGGTGTTCGTAACTGTATCCGCTTGCCGCTAATTCAGTGAATAATGCCTTGGAAATACCTTTTTCCGACGGTTTTCTTTGTTCAGTAATCGCAATAAGTTTGTAAGGAGGATTCGACAAATGTTGTGTTTCCTTCGGATTCGCATTCAATCCTCCTTGTAGTATGTGCATTATTTTTCCCATTGCGGCAATCATTAACCAACTTGTAGCATCGCAGGAAGTCCACGGGAGTTCCAGCAAAAGGTGTGGTATCATTACACCAAATCCGTGCGTATGCACGTGTATATTGTTCGTTTTCATATATGAAAACACGTTCCGCATCCAAGCCATTTTTTCGTAAACGGAAAGGTCATTTGCGGGAGAAATTCCTACATAATCGGTTTCCTTGCACATTTCGACAAGCCAACTCCAATCCTCGCCTTGATGGAAAACATGTATGGGAGTAATTCCGTATTTTTCCTTGAAAATACGTAAATTCATAAGACCCATTTCTGCACTTTTATTGATTGTGTCCTGATTTTTTTGGCGTTCCACTTTAGAAATATTCTGCCTATTTAAGGCCTTGGTTTCTCCTCCTTTCCCTGGGATTACATCTAAATTTACAATTCGTATTTTTTTCGTTCCTGCCTTTGGATTATCCAATAAATCCCGTGCGTATTGTGCATAGGTATGGATATCCAGCGTTTTCCCTTTTGTCCACGCTGAAAATGCTCCCGAATCCAAAATTAAATTTCCTTTTTTTCCTTCTGTAATATCCAACCAATATGTAAGATGTTTAGGATAGGCATAGGAAATAAGTCTGTTCACTATATCCAAGTCGGGAGGAGAAAATTCTGGACATTTCGCAATAGTTCCTGCCACATATAATTTAATCCTTTTCATTTTCATTTTCCTCCTCATTGTGTTCTACAATTACATTAACTTCAGTAGCTCCTCTTGCCGCGAAATTAGCTGTAACCCGCATCCATTTCGGGTTGCAAACATCTACACAATCAGATAGTATCTGATTTGTTATAGTTTCCATAAATGCACCTTGATTACGAAATGCCAAAAAATACATTTTCAAAGATTTGGTTTCAATACACCAATTTGCAGGAATATAATCAATTTTTATAGTGGCAAAGTCGGGTTGCCCTGTTTTTGGACAAAGTGAGGTAAACTCCGTAAATGTATAATTTACAGTATATTTACGTGCTGGAAATTTATTCGGAAATACTTCCAAAATTTCCGAATTTGGATTTTCGTAACTTTTATAGGATGTATTTTCTCCTAATTTTGTCAATTTTTTTACATCGTCTTTTTTCATAAAATTACTCCTTCTTTTATTCTATTTTGCAAATTGTGGCGGATTATACTCTCCATCCATTCTATTATTTGTGGCAATTTCGTTTTTATTTGAAAATGAATTGCCCATTGTTCCAACCTTTTCAATTTTCGTACATTATCCTCTGCATCCAATTTTGTAGGAGGTGTCATTTCGCAAATCGCACCACGTTCTCCGTCAATTCTTAACATATTCCAACCACGTCCATATAGTCTGCAATTTAGCATATTTCGTGAACCTGATGCGGAAATAGCGAAACGGAGGAGTTCAAAATCACATGTAAAAGGACGGATTGGATGTATATTACATCTCCCATTTTTCGTGTCCAAAAACATGCAAATTTGTGCATTTGGTTTTGGAAATATACTGTAAATAGGAATTCTTTTTTCGTTTACTATGATGTTTCTTACAACGCCTCC